AATTTGCTCCCCCCAGCAGCCACTGGGTTACCAATAGGCAGCCTCTCCTCTCTTTTTGTTGGAGGGGCCCTTCTCTTTTGGTGCGGCTCTGAGCTGTTCCGAAATGAGAAGGTCATGAACATTCGCGTGGCCATTGTAACTATGGCTGAGCGTATGTTCAGTAAAAATAAAGCCGTGCAGTCCGGCAACATGACTGTTCAAGCTGGAATCCAAGACATATTTGGAGTTCCCTTGACACTCATGGAGACTATCGGCTCAGGTCTCTGTGGGAGTGCTCTCTCTTCCATGACTTACGTCGGGAAGTTTGGGCAGGCCATGGATAACATCCGTAAGGGTGTTATGTGTATGCGCCAATTTTTGGGCTGGATGTTAGAACAGCTTGCAGAGCTCTATGATAACGTTAGCGGCCGCAAGGTTGCTTTCTTTAGAGAGCTCGCGACGTTGGCGCAAGTTGACGTCGAAAAGTGGATTTCTGATGTCCAAGAATTTTTGCTTGTGGCGGAAGTAGCGCCAGAGGGTGACAGGGTTATTTTAGATACCGTGTTACTCCTCCTCAACAAAGGGCATACTATCCAGCGTCTGCTATGCCAGACGAAGCAAGGCACCTCTTTTAATTACGGTCGCCTTGTTGCCACTCTCGTCAAGTCCTTGGATGATGTATACACAAAATACACCAAGGCTGGACGACGCGTGATGTACAGGTTTGTACCTTTCTGGGCTTATTTTTTTGGAAAAGCCCGGACTGGGAAAACAATTTTTGCCAACAATTTTAAAAATACCATGGTTCAATACCTTGGTACCACGAGTGAAAATATTTTTTACAAAAATGCTCGTGATCAATTTTGGCCCAAGTACAGACAACAGGCCATAGTTATAGTTGACGACCTAAGCGCGGTGGAGAATCCACCTAGCTTGGAGTCGGAATTTATCCAGCTGATGAGTACCATGCCTTATGGTCTCAACATGGCAGCTGTTGATGAGAAAGGTAGTGAGTTCAATTCAAAAATGGTAATCACTACCTCAAATAAATACACAGCGCCAAGCTGTGCAAAGATACATGACATGGACGCCTTCAATTTGCGGCGACATGCGTGTGTTGAGGTAAGGCGTGTTGAGGGGACTATTTATGACCCCAAAAACCCTTACCTCGCCTCGGAGGCCCGGTTTGTCAACAACCAGGACCAGGCCCCCGAAGGAGAATGGATGGCTATGGAGCAAATGCAAGAAGAGCTCATAGCCCGCTATCAGCGCCATCATGAGGCACAGGTAGATGAATATAACTTTTGGAAAAAGAACGCCAGAAATACCCATGACGTCTTTGATATTCTCGAAGAGAAAATCAAAGAAGAGGGTTTCTGGCTTTCTTCTGCCGAATTTTGTATGCCTGACCGTGCCGGCCAAGGTGTCAGTGCTGCCGACCGCTTTTTAGGTGTCGACGGCAAGATCATCAAATATGATGCCCTTAGTTTTGAGGGGGCGTATTTTGATGGAAAGCACCTTGCCAAAAGTGCTCAAGACCTGGAGCACTTAGCAATGGTTAAGTATCATGAGTTTGCGGACCTTTTAAAGGCATGGTCTGTTAACGGAGTGGTGCGCCAGTTTATGGAGCAACTCCTAACTGGTCCCACTCATGTGGATAGCGCCAATGCGCTAAACTTAGGTGCCCTACCGTCTCATAGAGAATTTTTTGACTCTATGACCCTACCAAAAAGGGCTGTTTTGAGACTTATCCAGAAGAAAGTGGATATGATCAAAGCAGGACCAGCTTTTGAATTCACCCCCACAAAGGGTTTTACTCTAGCCAAGGTTCTGAAGGACGGCTATGAGTATGTATATAATAATGGCGGGAAAATCTTTTTAATTTTTGCCGCTGTAGTTATTTTATGGTTTTTGTGTGGTACCGCCATGCACCTACTCCGCCAGATTTTTTGCGGTGGCGTAGGGGCCGGTTCTGCAGGAGCTATGATGAAAATGTCTGTACAGTCGACAATTCCATCAGGCTCCGATGTACAGTCGTACGCATCGCGCAATTTGCGTCGTGTGTACAGGCCAACTAGGCTGGGTCTGCAATCTGCGATGAATCCTGTGGAAACTGTTTCACAGGCAGAGCAATTGATGGCGTGGATAGATACCCCTGAAGGGAATCTTATCTCGTGCTGTCGCTTTAAGGCCCGGTCCCTAGCCATGACGTACCATCAGGCTAGGGCCATCGCCCCAGGGGCAAAAATTTTTATCTCATATATGACTGCGGCTGGTACGCCAAGCGTGCCGCTGGAGCACATATGGGACCCACAAGAGACCGCCCCCACTCCCAATTTACGGCGGTTCAATGATACTGAGGTTTGCGTATATACGCACCCCCAGTTGTCCCCCCTCCCGGGCCCTCTAGAATCCATGTTCGTGGAAGACATGCAAGCGGGCCCCTCGGTGTACCACGTCGAGGGAAGGGTTATGAAATTGGTGCGAGACTCCCACGAGTTTTTGCCCAACGATTTTGTTGGCGCTCCCGAGGAGATCGTACCACACGTTTGGTCGGGCGTGGTACACTTGAACACTCACGCTCTCACTATTGATAATTATAAGTGGGGGGGTGATTACAAAATAAACATCCCTAGGTCGTTGGTGGGTTCATACCCCAACGCCAAGGAGGATTGCGGCGGCCTTTTATTCGCCAAAATCCATAATTCCTACAAGGTCGTGGGGATGCATGTTTCTGGGGAGCAGTTAGCGGATGGATCGTATCTGTCTGCTGCTTCCCTTTTCCCGAGGCCGAGTTTGTTCATGTCGGCGCAATCGGGTCTGCGCACCTTGACGGTTGAGGCTGGCAAGGATACACGTGGTGTTTCTAAGGTCGGCTTCATTAAGGCCGAGGAAATACCACGCGCTCCTCGCAAGTCCTCCTTCGTCGAGGTAGAAGCAGAGTTAAAGGTCCCAGTTCCTCCTGGTGTGCCTTTGAAACAAATAGCCATTTTATCTAATTCAGACGAGCGCCTCAAAGGTACTCAGTTTGAGGGGTATGATCCGCTGAGACAGGCAACTGTCAAATGCGAGGACCCAATGTTTGACTTGAGGTCTGACGTTTTAGAAGATGTGCTAGAGGATGTGCTGGAAACCTGGTTTGATTGTGCACCCTCATTGAGTCTTCTTTCCAATGAAGAGATGGTCAATGGCAATGACGAAGAGGTCTTCCTCGACGCAGTTGTCCATTCCACCTCGGAGGGATACCCCTATGTCCTCGAGAGAGGACCAGGGGAGAAAGGTAAGGAAAGGTATCTTGAGCAAGATCCCGCCTTGCCAGAAGGTAAAATGAGGGTCCGTCCCGGGACCTCTGTGCACAGGGATTTGCTCGCCCTCGAGAAGAGCATACACTCTACCATCCCAATTTTAGTCGGGATGGAGATACCTAAGGATGAGAGACTCAAAGAGTCTAAAATCCTTACTCCGGC